AAACAGCTGCACTAACAGCATTACAAGCTGCTGGTACTTTTGCTTCAGCAACAACAGCAGATAGCGCTGGCATTATTTCATACTCATCAGAAGCAGCGGCTGCTATCTATAAGAACACTGGTTACTTTGCACAAAATTACATCGGTAACCCATCACAATACCAAGCCCTACTTGGTGCAGTAGATACAACTGGTCGCCCAATTTATAACGCAACTCAGCCAATGAACGCGGCTGGACAGGTTGCACCTTCATCTATCCGTGGCAACGTACTAGGCCTTGATCTATACGTAGACAAAAACTTTACTGCAACTACATTTGATGATAACTCAGCTGTAATTCTTGCACCTGAAGCATTTACTGTTTACCGCGGACCGCAGGCATTTATGTCTGTAAACGTGGTGTCAAATCTTCAAGTACAAATTGCTATTTATGGCTTTATGGCAACTATTGCGAAAATGCCATACGGCATTATTAAGTACGCAAAAATCTAAATAGAAAAACCCTAATAGTCGGTAGGGCTCTTAGCCCTTTGAGCCCTACCGGCCCTATTAAGTAAAGGAGTAAATAAGTGCCAGCTACATACGTCACCGAGGCAGAGCTAAGAGCTAACCTCGGGATCGAAAGCCTTTACTCGTCCGATATTGTCGAGACATGTTGCCAAGCTGCACAAGATTTACTTAATCAATTTTTATGGTTTGACTCTGCACCAGTCGTAGGCACAGCGCTACAAAATAACGTGGCTACAGTCATGGTTGCTAACCCAGCAATCTTTAGTACTGGTGACTCTGTAACCTTGAGTGGGTGCGGCTCAACCTTTAACGGTACCTATACGATTACTGGCACGATCCCATGGACAGCCGGAACTACTACACAGTTTCCATCTATAGCCTTTAACACTTACGCCTTTAACTGGCCTAAGGGTTACAGCTTTATCCAATTTGCTAAGACAGCCGCTAACGCTAATTTTACTCGAGTGCTTCCTTACGGCTCAGCTGTAGGAGCAGACACAAAGACAAACACCTACGCGACTACGCCAAGTGTAAGAGAAGCGGCCATGATTTTGGCCGTAGACATTTTTCAGGCCCGGCAGGTTAGCCAAACCGGCGGCGTATCAATTGATGGCTTTAGCCCTAGCCCTTACCGTATGGGCAACTCAATGATCGGCAAGATCCGAGGCTTAATTGCGGGGTACACAAACCCCAACTCGATGGTCGGATAATGACAGCTGCAATAACAACGCTAAGAGCCTCACTAGCTGCCGCTCTTGCCTATCCGGCGCTTTACAGCGTGTACGCCTATCCGCCAAGCACGATTACAGCCAATAGCGTAATGATCGTACCTAACGATCCGTACATTACTCCTACAAATAATACAAATATTGGCATCTCACCGATGGCTAACTTTAAGGTTATTTTTAATGTGCCAATGCTCGACAACGCCGGGAACTTACAAGGTATTGAAACTTTAGCGGTCGCTGTATTTGCCAAGTTAGCGGCTTCAACAATCGTAATGAATATTGCAGCTATGAGCGCTCCGACTGTGTTAGAAGCACAAAGCGGCACACTCTTAACGGCATCTTTTGACATCCAAATACTAACGAGCTGGAGTTAAGCATGAGCCTAACAGACGAGGATATTGCCTTTCTTATCAAGATAGGGCAGATCACAGAAGCACCAAAAAAAGAAACAAAAACTAAAGACACATCTACAGATAAAACCGAGGAGTAAAAAATGGCAGTTTATTTATCCAATGGTGTCGTGGTCACGCTTAACTCAATAGCACTATCTGATCACGTCACAAGCGCAACTATTAACCGAGTATTTGACGAGCTAGAAGTAACAGCTATGGGCGATACAGCTCATAAGTTTGTTAAGGGTTTAGAGGCAAGCACTATCTCGCTTGACTTCCTATCCGACACAGCGGCAGCTAACGTAAACGCAACTTTGCAGGCAGCGTGGGGTACGACTGTACCAATCACACTTAAGCAGACAAGCGCGGCAACATCTGCAACTAACCCTCTATACAGCACAACAATCTTGGTAAATAACACTACCGATATTAATGGCGCTGTTGCAGACATTGCTACTCAGTCAATTACCTTTACCTGCAACTCTGCAATCGTAATTACTACTTCCTGATAAAAAAGAAAAGGGGCTAACAAATGGCACGACTCAAAATAACAAGGGCTACTGGCGAAGTAACCGAGCACCAAATATCGCCAAGAATTGAGTATGCCTTTGAACTTTATGCAAAAAAAGGTTTTCACAAAGCCTTTAGAGATGACGAGAAGCAATCAGATGTGTACTGGTTAGCGTGGGAGTGCTTACGCACAAGCGGCGAAACAGTACCGATGTTTGGGGCAGAGTTTTTAGATACCTTGGCTAAGGTCGAGGTACTGGACGATCTGCCTTTAGCTTAGGGCGCGACACAATAACTTATGCGATAGCACAACTATCGGTGAGATTACAGGTCGCGCCTCAAGCGATACTCGATCTTGATACAGAGATGTTTAAGATGTTAGTGAAAGTGCTTAACGATCAAACTAAGGAGTTAGACAATGCCAACAGAAATAAAAGGCGCCGTTGAACTCCGCTTGGCTTTACGTAAGTTTGCTCCTGACCTTTCTAAGGAAACACAGAAAGAGATGGCGGTAGCCTTAAAAAGCGTAACTGTCGTTGCTAAAGGTTTCGTACCCTCTGATGCTCAAGTGCTCTCTAACTGGTCTAAGCCAATATCCTCAGAGACTCTTAATTACCGTCCCTTCCCTCGCTTTAGCGCATTTGAGGCTAAACGCGGTATTGGATATAAAACAACTCCATCTAAACCTAATCGCTCGGGCTTTGTTGCTTTGGCACGATTGGTAAACTCATCTGCCTCAGGTGCGATTTATGAAACAGCCGGGCGCAAAAACCCACAAGGCAGACCACAAGCCGAAACAGTTACAGGAACAAACCCAAACCCTAGATACGCTGCTTACTATGGTAAAAAGTTTAAGAGTCCTAATAAAGGCCAAGGATCTAGTTTTAATCCAAACGCCGGACAACAGTTTATTGAAAACTTAAACTCAAACGGAAAACTAACTAATGCTCGACCTGTTGGGTTAAGAGGTAGGCCTACTAGTAAACAAACTGGCCGCCTAATCTTTAGAGCTTGGGCCGAGGATAACGGTAGGGCTAACGAGGCCATTATTAAGGCTATAGAAAACTCAGCTATTAAGTTTGACGAGACTATGAGAAAGGCCGGCTAATGGCATCTGACATAGTTATAAATATAGCCAGCCAATTCACAGGTAAAAAAGCCTTTAAGCAAGCAGACACGGCTACAGAAAAACTCAACAAAAGCGTTAAGAAGTTAGCAAGTGCTATAGGCCTTGCATACGGCACTACAGCCGTTATTGCTTTTGGTAAGGCATCTGTTAGAGCTGCTGCAGCCGATCAAAAGGCTCAGCAACAGTTAGCCCTAGCTCTTAAGAACGTAGGCCTTGGCCGAGATGCTGCATCTAGCGAGGCGTACATACAGCGCTTACAGTCTGAGTTTGGAATAGTCGATGACAAGCTACGCCCTGCCTATCAGACCCTAGCGGTAGCAACCCGGGACACGGAGCAATCGCAGAAACTACTTAACCTTGCTTTAGATATAAGCGCCTCAACAGGTAAAGACTTATCAAGCGTAACCGGGGCCTTAAGTAAGGCTTTCCTTGGTAATAATACGGCCCTATCTAAATTGGGCGTAGGTATCTCTAAGGCAGACCTAAAGGCTAAATCTTTTGACGATGTAGTAGGGCAACTCACTACAACTTTTGCTGGGTCTGCAACGGCTGCAGCTAATACCTTTCAAGGCTCTATCGATAAGTTAGGCGTGGCCTCATCTAACGTCAAGGAGATTATTGGTACTGGCCTGATCGATGCCCTTAAAAACTTAGGTCAAGATACAAGCATCTCAGAGCTTGCTACCAATATGGAAAAGACGGCGACATACCTTGCAGATGTTATTAGAGGCGTAGGCGCTCTCTCTAGCAAGCTAAAAGATATACCTGTACTCGGTGGCCTCAACGTAGGCATGATCCCAATCGTAGGCTCATATATTGAATTGTTACGTAAGGCTGGGACAAAGACGGCAGAACTAACCTCAGCCGATAACGCTCACTTACAGTCATTACAGAGTGCTTACAAGATTGGTACTAAGACCCTTACTAACTCCAAGGCTCTTACAAAAGAGACTACGGCACAACTCAAGGCAGCCAAACTTCTAAATGCAGTAGACAAGGCTAACGCTGCTTTAGGCGCCGGGGCCGATGTTTTTGATATGGATCAGATCCAACTTAACGCAGCTCTTATTAATCAGGCCCAGCAATTAGGTAACACTACAAACGCTGCTCAGATTTTGGCTATCTCTAACGATATTGCTCGACTCAACGTTAAGCGCTCGATGTATGAGCTGGAGCAAGCTATAGCCTCAGGCGATATTGCAGCTATAGAAACAGCAACCTCTAAACTTAATGCAGACCTTAAAATACTAGGGGCCTTGACAGGACAAAAAGAAACCTTAGCCACCATTAAATCAATCTTAGATAGCCTCTTACCTAAAGACTTAATTAACCTGCAAAACCTCAGAGACGCTATCGCTCTACTTAATCAGATAAATACACCGGGCGCCGGAGGCGGAAACAATAACGGCGGAGGGTTTGTACAGACACCAAACGGAATATCACCGACTACAGCCCCTCGCAGTATTGCCGATATTAATGCGGCTACTGAGGCTTTAGGTGGAGTGCCTACTTTCATAGGCCCGGGCGGTATTGAGATCACACCCGATACAGGGATGCTTAGCGGTATCAGTCCCGGAGGCCGAGAGTTTAACTTTAGCGTTACCGTAAATGCAGGTATTGGTGATCCAAACGCTATAGCCGAGGCAGTTAATCAGGTTATCCAAGATGCAGTAGATCGTGGCACGTTAAGAGGCGGAGCCTACTAATGACGGCGTGGGTACCTGAGTGGCGCATTACTGTCGGAGATGACGTTTATACAACTGTTACATCTACAAGCCTTACTACAGGCCGTACAGACATAGACAGACAACCTAACGCCGGATACTCACGTGTTGAGATTATCAATACAACAGGTGCAGCCTTTACTATCGATGTAGGCGATGCTGTGTTACTAGAATTAAAAAACTCAGCTGGTACTTATGTACCTGTTTTTGGTGGGGCTGTTACAGACTTTACTATTGGAGTGCGTAGCCCTGAGGAAACAGGATACGTAACCTATGGGACCGTATTAGCTATTGGTAGCCTTGCTCGCCTTGCTAAGTACATCTATACAGCTGCTCTTGCTGAGGGTTTAGACGGCGCACAGATAGCAACTATTTTAGGTGAGGCTCTTGACCTGTCATGGGCTGAGGTAACTCCTACTCTCACATGGGCTACCTATCCTCCGCTTGTTACATGGGAGGATGCTGAGTCCTATGTAGGTACTGTAGATAGCGGCGTATATACGATGATTGCTACAACGGCCGAGGATGTAAAGGCCGAGAACTTAGCCGACCAAATAGCGACAAGTGCGCTAGGCCAACTTTACGAGGAAAAAGGTACTGGCAACGTCAATTATGACGATGCAGACCATAGAGAGAATTACCTCAATACATACGGCTATACCTCGATAGATGGCAGTTATGCCACCCCAGCAAGTGTCAGGTCTTTAACACAGGTAGCCAAGATCCGTAACAGCCTTATCTACAAGTACGGCGCCTCCTACGGCTCGACCTACTCAACAAGTGATGCAGACTCGATAGCAACCTATGGCAGGTATGAGTACCGGGTAGAAAGTAATATTAAAACGTTAGCCAATATAACGGCGGTAGGTACGAGAGAGTTACAGCTACGCGCTGTGCCTTTTGCTCAATTAGCCTCAATTACTTTTAGACTAGATAACGCCGACATGCCTAGCGCTACACGTAACACAATTATTAATACTTTTTTTGGGCAGCCTATTGAGATTACTAATCTGCCGAGCAATATGTTTGGCGGTACTTTTAAGGGCTTTGTAGAGGGTTATAGTTTGAGCTCTACTCCTACTTATGTTGATCTAACTCTTACCTTGTCTCCGGCTAAGTTTAGTCTGCCTGTTGATCTAGGCGATTACGCACTAGCTGAAACTTACACAGCCGATGCAACCTACACGGTACCAAGTGGTGTTACTCAGTTATCTGTATTCCTCAAGGGTAAAGGTGGCAACGGTGCCAACGGCGCTTTCTCAGGAACTAATGGAGGTGCTGGTGGAGGCGGAGGCGGCGGCGGAGGTGCTGGGGCTTTTTGGAATTATGACGTAATAGCAGGACAAACTTACGCAGTCGCTTTTAATACAGGATCTACTAATCGTGTCTCTTTTGGCTCGCTTATGTCTATTTCACCGGGCGCCGATGGTTCAGGATCTACCCCGGGCTCTAGTGGCGGATTGTTCTCTGTAGATCCATCTATAGTTTTTTATGATGCCGAAACTGGCACACCGGCAGGAGCAGGTGGATCGTC